AGTAACTGCATTAAAGGTATTTTCTAAGATAGACAGGGAGATGAATCTTAAATTCAGCACGTACAGAGAGCAAACATCAGCAGTGTTTACCAGCGGTAAGAGCTCAGTAAACAGAGGAGCTGACCCATTTGTAACATATTATTATTGCTTAACGAGATGCTTAGACTTAGCATTCTTGACAAATCAATCATTGCAGAAAGTGAACAGCGACTTGATGTACCACGTGATGTATGCACCGCCGAATTTAGGAGGATTTGGATTTCCTTCAATGGTAAGATGGTTATGTGGAGAGGCACAGGACACATTATCATCTTACATAGCAGAAGTTAAGACTATATATGCTGTGTCACCAAAAAATTACGCGTGGACTGCATTTCTCGAGAAGGCTGCTATAATATTGAACCAACCCTTTGATAGCGAAGTTCTAATAGGATCAGGTAGTGACCCTTACGCAGTGAGATACAAGGGCATAAGAGATGCATCAGGTACAGTACGACAGGTGATGGCACATAAACTACTTGAATACGCAACAAGTCAGAGTTTTAAGAAGGCATTGGAACTTTACCTAGACAAATCTAATACAAAGTCAGTTAATGAAATGATAAAGTCATGCAAATGGGACTCTGCTGTACTTGATGAATTCCTATCATCCAGCCCAAGTGAAGCAGTGAAATCATTGATAAGTCGTGCAGTTTCCAACGAATTGTTAAACTTTCTAATGTCAAGGCATGAAAAATCAAAATTGCAGGGTGAATTGAGATCCATGGACAAAAAGAGTATAATGTACATAGCGGATTTGAAGAGAAATAAAGATGTAGATATATCTGCTTGCTTCGAGGATTTAAAGGGGAAAAATTCTTACGAAGTAGCATCAGGAATAAGGTCCAAATTTTATGACGAAATAGGTATGTCTATATCTAATCACACGCGACCTGACCCACTATTGACGCTTGCACACAGAGAAAACACAGAAGAATCAACTATAACAGTTTCGTGCAACCAGCTAGTGGATTTACCATCAGGCGAAAAAGTAAGCATGTGGGGAGAGAATAAGCCTAAGATATCAAATATGTATGACTGTTACAATAGTGGGACGAAGTTTCACGGATGCAGGAGTAAAGGTATGATAGACCAGTCATCACAGTCTTATAGAGCATTAGATTTGGTTCAAAGGTGCCTCATAAAGAGTGCAGCACTCTGTGCATACGTTGACTCAAAGGGAGGTGACGGTGGACGCCTATGGTGCTTAGTAGCGGCAACATGGGGACTGGAGGGTGACATAAGCTATCCAT